ATGCCTCGTGGACATTTAAGGATATTATTAAATACTATTCATTTCATGGAGCATTGAATGTTATTAAATCACGTGGATTTGGTTCAGTTGTTGATATGGCTGTTAACCAACCTTTCTTAGTTGAACGATTAGAACGAGCTATATTAACTAATCCTGATGTTTTGAATAATGAAAATATAGTGGAAGAAGAATTTTCAGATGTATCTGGTACTTCACCAGAATATGATTCTTATTTTACTAGATTTAGACAAATTGCTCATGATTCTACCATGTCAATGAAGGAGAAATTTTTCCTATTAGGTGAAAAAGTTAAATCTTTAATTGGTGATCATCCTATCATTGCTTTAACTTTGATGGGTGTATCTGCTATATTATCTGTCTATGCTTTAATTAAAAATTTCACTGGTAATTCCACTTTTGCTGAGGAAGGAAATGTTTCGTCTAAGGATTTTGGTGGCGCACCAACCCCATCTAATGATGAAAAACCTAATGTTTGGTTTAGAGATGATTATGAATTATCATCATTTGATATCAAACCTCTAGCTGGATCATGGAATTCACTTGAACGCCAGGCTTTAGTTGACAAATTATCTGTTAATGTTGTTAATATTGTAGCTAAGCGATCAGTTGATGGTGGTTTTATGTTTCAACAAGGTCAAGCTTTATGTATTGGTGGTCATATTTATGTAACTAATAATCATAATATGTCTGATGAATGTGACACAATAGAACTTAAGATCACTACCAACAAAGTCGTTGAAGGTGTGTGCGAGCAGATTACCACACTGATCAATCAAACTGATATTATACGTTTTGTAGATCAGGATGTTTGTTCATTCAGATTGCGTTGCATGCCACCCCGTAAAGATATCTCTGAATTATTTGTATCAAAGAATAACAGGGCTATTATGAAGGGTGTTATGATCACTCGTAATAATGAGGGTATTATTGCAACCAAAGATCTACATAACATCAAGAAGACTCAAAACATGCAAGTAGCTAATGTTAAATTTACTACTGGATGGTTGTCATTTGTTGATGAACCTACCACCTATGGTGATTGTGGAGCTATTCATGTTGCACTATCAGCTTTGGGTCCACAGATTTTGGGACTTCATGCATTAGGTGATGGTGCTACTAGAGTTGTTTCAACCAACCTTACTTATGAAATGGTTAGTGAAATTATTAAATCTTATGATCAACCCATCATTAGCTCTGGTGAACCTATGTTATCAAGTGAAAGTGCGCCTCATGAATTAGGACCATTACACTCGAAATCGCCTCTAAGATATATTCCTGCTGGTGTTGCAGCTGTGTATGGATCTTATTTAGGTTTTCGTAGTAGACCAAAATCACGTGTTTCTGCTTCAATTCTTCAACAATCTATGATTGAGGAAGGGTATGAAGTGAAACATGGTGCTCCAGTTATGGTAGGGTATACACCCTGGCGTACTGCTGCTCTAGATATGGTCAATCCAGTTACCAAAATGGATATTTCAGTACTAAATGAATGTAAAAAATCCTTTATATCTGATATCTTTAAAGGTTTGTCCAAGGATGCACTTAAGGAAGTTATGATTTATAATGATTTAGTTACTATGAATGGTGCTCCTGGTGTTGCTTTTGTTGATAAAATGAATCGCAATACTAGTTGTGGCGCTCCATGGCGTAAGGGTAAAAAACATTTTTTGATTGAACTTCCCGCTACTGAAGCTTATCCTGATGCTGTAATGTTTAATGATGAGGTCATGTCTCGTGTTAATACAATTATTGCTAAATATAAAAATGGTGAACGAGCTATGCCCGTTTTTACTGGACAATTGAAAGATGAAGCTTTAGCTTTTCGTAAAATTGTTGCTGGTAAAACACGTGTATTTGCTGGTGCTCCTGCTGATTGGTCATTTGTAGTACGAAAGTATTTGTTATCTGTTATCCGTTTAATTCAAACAAATAAATTTGTTTTTGAAACTGGTGTGGGTACAAATGCTTGTTCTACACAATGGCAAGAAATTCGTGATTATTTGACTGTTTTTGGTGATGATAGAATGATTGCAGGTGATTATGGTTCTTTTGATAAGACTATGCCACCTGATGTGATTCTAGCTGCTTATGATATCATTTATGCTATCTGTAAAGAAGCTGGTTATTCTGAATCTGATTTATTAGTTGTACAAGGTATTGCCGAAGATACTGCATTCCCGTTAGTTGATTTCAATGGGGATTTGGTTCAATTTTACGGTAGTAATCCTTCTGGACATCCTTTAACTGTTATCATTAATAGTTTGGCAAATAGTTTGTATATGCGTTATTGCTATACGATTATGAGTCCAGATAAATCATGCGTGAACTTTAAGAAACATGTTAATTTAATGACATATGGTGATGATAATGTTATGGGTGTATCTGTTGATGCACCATTTTTCAATCACACTGCTATTCAAGATGCTTTAGCCAGTGCTGGTATTAAATATACCATGGCTGATAAAGAAGCTGAGAGTATTCCTTATATCAATATTAATGATGTTTCATTTTTAAAACGATTTTGGCGATGGGATGAAGACTGTGGTGCTTATTTGGCACCATTAGAAGAGTCATCTATCGTAAAGAGTTTGACAGTTACAGTTGCTTCCAAGACAATTTGTCCTGAAGCACAAGCTGTAGCAACTATGTCATCTGCTCACTGTGAGTATTTCTTTCATGGAAAGGAAAAATTTTTAGAGAAGAGTGCTATGTTTCAACGTTTAGTTACTAAAAATAAATTGGAATATTATCTTGAAGATAATACATTCCCAACTTATGAGCAACTACGCGAGAGATTCTGGCGCAATTCTCAATAGGCTATCACAATATGTCTAACTTATATGTTTAAACCAAATTTGTGCGTATAATGTATTTACTGCGTTTTATTGAGTTGTCTATCCTCTGTGTGATGAGTGTGGATATTATATGTTAACTTACCAGGGCGTTCCCCAAAATCCATATTTATGGATGTATCCGGTTGGTATACAAAAAATTAGAATCGGTCACAACTATAGAGTTGTCGTTGGAGACTTAAATAAAGAACCTACTCTAGCAATCAAACTGATAAAAAATTTGAAAATCGTGTTGAAGATATAAAAATTCAACTAGAGCGTCTCGCTCGAGAAATAGAGAAAACACAGGATGATTTATTCATCCTCCAAGTAGATCATATGTGTGATTTTGTTGTTCAATCTGAATCTGTATTAATCGTAGATGATACAGCAGAAGGTGCTGATAAAAAACAAGAGACAGTTATGTTTCATGAATCTACTGAAGGTCAAATGGGCGGTCAGACCGCAGACGAAGGAGCATTTATGACAACGGATGTTATTGATGATTCATCATTGCAGAACTTCCTCGCTCGACCTGTACGTATAGCTAATTTTACTTGGTTAGAAACTGATCCAAGTGGAGTTGATCTTCTGACGCTCCAACCTTGGTCATCTTTCTTTAATGATCCACGTATAAAATTTAAGTTGAATAATTTCGGATTTATAAGATGTAATTTGCATGTTAAGATTTTGTTGAATGCTTCACCATTTTATTATGGAGCTATGTTAGCATCTTATCAACCATTGCACAATTTTAATCCTAAAGGTTATTTAACAGCAACTATTAATGATTTAATTTTTAAATCACAGCGTCCGCATGTTTATTTGTTACCTCAAAAGAATGAAGGTGGTGAGATGCAATTACCATATCTTAATCGACAAAATTTCATTGCGATAAATGATCTTACTGATTTTGATGATATGGGTCAAATGCGTTTTACAACAGTTACACCATTACGTTCTGCGAATGGTACTGTTGGTACTGGTGTATCTATTCAAGTGTACGCCTGGGCAACAGATGTCAAGTTATCAGCTTATACTACTTCTTTAGCTGCACAATCCAAAGAATGGTTTGTACAAGCTGATGAGTATGGTAATGGTCCAGTGTCTGCACCTGCTAGTTATGTCGCATCCATTGCGGGTAAACTTAAAAGTGTACCTATAATAGGGCGTTGGGCTACAGCCACTCAGATTGGTGCTAGTGCAGTTAGTGGTATAGCTAAACTTTTTGGTTTTACTAATGTACCAGTTATTGAAGATACTATGCCGTATAGACCAGCAGCTATGCCACAATTAGCTAGTACTGAGATTGGTTATCCTGTCGAAAAATTAACATTGGATGCAAAGAATGAATTATCTGTAGATCCGTCTATATTTGGATTACCAAGTGAGGATGAATTAGCAATGGTAAATTTAGTAACTAAGGATTCTTACATCACACAATTTGTTTGGGATACATCTGCAACTGTCGATACTATCTTATTTCAGAGTAGAGTGACTCCTAATATGTTTAATACAACGTCGGATGCAGTTAATACACCAGTATTTTTTACACCCATGGCGTATTTTGGTAAATGTTTTAAATATTGGCGTGGTGATTTAATTTTCCGTTTTGATTTTATGGTCTCCCCTTTTCATAAAGGTAGAGTAAAAATAAGTTTTGATCCTCAAGGTGACACTACTGATAATTTGATCACAGTTGCAAATTCCTCGCATATAGTTATCACAGAAATTATTGATTTGGCTGTGCATACATCCTTTGAAATGAGAATACCTTATCAACAAGCGTATCCATATTTAGAGATGCCTGCCACAAATCAAGTTGCTGATGTTCCATTTTCCACAACACCATCTTTTTCTTTCTTACAAGGATCTGACAACGGAATGTTTACAGTGCGAGTTCTAAATATATTGACAGCTCCTGTTGCTACTTCACCAGTTAATGTTGTAGTATCAGTGAAAGCTGCAGATAATTTTGAATTTGCAGACCCTCGTAGATTTGATCCATCATTAACTCCTTTTGTTGTACAATCAAAGGAGACACCGGTAGAACCATCTGTATCTTCTAATTTAACAGGTCTTGCTGTCGATATTGATACTAAACGAGCTTTAGTCAATTTTGGTGAAGCTGTTGTATCGTTTAGAACTTTATGTAGGCGAAATAATTTCTCTCATATTATAGCAACTAATGATAGAACCATTACTACCGACTTAGCAGCTGTTGAATATACTTTTCATAAGATGCCACCTTTTCCTGGATATGATCCGGCAGGTTTGTATTCTGCTGCTAGACAATTAGCGGCTGGTGCTGCTCCATATAATTATGCGAGAATGTTACCATTGCAATGGGCTAGTTTATGTTTTGTAGCATATAGAGGATCTATACAGTGGCATTTTAATCCTAATATGCCTAATGCATCTATAAATCATTTTAGCGTTAATAGACGCCCTGATATTACGTCAGCGAGTAGTTTTAATATATCTGCTCAACCTCTTGGTTTAACCAAAAGTTCAGCGTCTTATGCGTACTTCTTTTATAATTCAGATACTAATGGTGGAACTGCTTTGACTAATACATTAGTGCAGACAGGTTTGCATGTACAATTTCCTAATTATACTAATTTTCTGTTTCAATCAACAGATCCTAGAAATTCCACTGCACCGTCAAATGCTTATTCGCGTAAAGATGGATCTGCATATGATACTGCTGTTATGACTTTATTGTCAACAGCTCCTAAATTACTTTCTTCAGCTACAAGTCAAGCTGCTGTTGAAGTATTTTGTGGTGCTGGAACAGATTTTTCACTTCTGTTCTTTTTGAATTGTCCTGTAATGTACAAGTACAGTTCAAATCCAGCACCTAATTAGGTCAGTTATTTTTCTGACACCCATGCTATTATGGTTTAAAATAGCACCCCACATTGAGATTTAAACTCTTATTAAGGAATCCGAGAATTCATTTAATTTAATATCGGCTAGCGGTAAGAGGTGTGTTTGGGGA